CACAATTCCCACTCGCCCTTCTCCTTGTACGGGAGAATCTTTATTTTGTTCAGCGGGACTCGTTCTTCAGCCTTTTTCTTGTCAACAATCTTGACAAGTCCCCACTCCTCTAGCAGGTTGGCGATGGTGTTTCTCCGTCCAATGTCTTCAGAATTTATGGATGTGGGCAGATCATCTAGAGCAAACATCTCCTTGAAGTGGACAATGTAGTATTTGCCCTTCTTGTGGAGAATATGACACGACTGCCACAGTTTCTTTTCGGTGCGGGACGAAACGCCAATTCGGGTAAGCGTTTCACGGACTTTCAAGAAGTCATCAGGCTTTTGTAGGGTGACCTCTAGAAGATCGGTTGCTTCAAGGTCGATATAGCGTTCGTCTTGTTCCATGTTCTGTTCACTCCATTAATTCTGAACTGACACGGAACTATTTAGAAATCTATCTCTTTCCACCCTTGCTCACTAGAGCCACAATCTCAGAAACTGCATCTTCTGTCAGGACGGTGAGGGCTTCCCGTGCCTTTCGGCTAGAGATGCCGTAATACTCCACCAGAGCCGCCACACGCTCGTCCTCCTCCCGCTTGAGCCACTTGGAGAACCGCTTGCGCGGACGGACGGCACCCCGTAGAAAGTCAAAATGCATTTTTGAATCCATCACGGGACGAATATTTACTTCGTTGGCAGCAAACAGTGTATCAGGAAAATACGAAAGGCACCGTGCCACCACAAACGGGGGATACGAGTGCTTTGCGTAAACCTCACTCTCGTCCATGAGGGGTTCCTTGTTCACATTGATGGCATTCAAATAATCAGACAGTTGATACGACATTAGGTCTTCCTGCTATTGGTCTTCTTGTTGTATTCTTTCAAGTATTGCTTGTTGATACGCATTATCGCATCAAATTCGGATCGTGTCTTTTTTGTGATGTCCTGCTTCATCATCTGCCGAACGGTTTCGGGCATTATAGAATAATGCGGTGGATCAGGAAAATTGTCAGGAGTCATGGGTGTCTGATACTCCCGCTTGTCCTTAAAATCCTTGAACACTCTACCTTTTCGTATACTCCGATTCCGTGCCATTACTTGAACTTTACCTCCATCATCAACTGAACCAGACACGCGGTGGTATTGATCTCCGCGTCAGCCGCAAACGCAGCCTTATACTGATAGTCCGAAAGGATCAGGATGGCAGGAGGAATGGACGCAGGCTCGGCGTATTCATACAGGCTGTCGTAGATGGATCGGTAGATACGGGTCTGATCGTTGTCTAGGTTCTCCACCACCCACTTGCGGACTGCCGTAAAGTCCTTTGCCTTCATGGACTTCATCAGGGACTTCACCTGAACATCGCCCATTGTCTGTAGAATACCCACATCAATCTTACCGTTCACCGAATACCGCTGCAACTCGTTCAGAGTCCTGCGGAAGTCAGGGAAGTGCTTGCTGATGAGTTGGGCAACCACCTTCTGATCGTATTCCACTCCCTCTTCCCCAAGAATCTCCTCTGCTCGCTTCAGGAACTTTACCGCAAGTTTAGCCTTCTCCTTCGTGGGAATTCTAAAATCAATGGGTGTGCATCGGGAGTGCAGAGGCTCAATTATCCGATTCTTGAAATTGCAGGTGAGAATGAATCGGCAGTTGTTTGCAAACTCCTCAATGAAACCGCGAAGGGCAGGTTGAGTGGACTGTGCGTTTGAGTAGTCAAACTCGTCCAGTATCACCACTTTCCTTACTCCATCCATGAGAGACACGGTGGATGCAAAGTTTCGGATGCGAGTCCGCAGCGTATCAATGTTGCCATCCTCGGAGCAGTTCACCACAATATGGTCGCAATCAAGATCATTGCACAATGCTCGGGCAACAGAGGTCTTTCCACAGCCAGCACCCCCACTTAGGAGTAGGTTCTGTGGTTCGCCGCGCTCTACCATCTGCATGAAAAGATCATGCGTTTCCTGTGGCAGGATACAGTCGCCCACACTGCGTGGACGATACTTCTCAACCCAAAGACCCTTCACGGTTTCAGTTGTAGTCACGATCAAGCCTCGTAAGTGGAATCGGCGTTCAGAGCAATCCAATAGGTAATAGGTTCATTTTTGTTGGAGAAGCACGACACAACCTTCTCCGAAATCTCAACGGTGTAGTCACCGGGAATCATCTTCAGGTTGTCCACATCAAAGATGAATTCAAACTTCGCACCAGAGGTGTTTTCTCCCACATCCACGCAGAACGAATTGGAAGTCCTGTCGCTCTTGTCGGACACCGCCAGTTCGATCCGCGAACCGTCTTCCGATGAACGCACAATCATGTGCATCACCTGAAGCACGGATGCTGCCTTCAGAACTTCGGCAAATTCCTTGCCGTCAAGATCAAACTTAACGACAGCCTTCGGCATATTGATCCGCTTGTTGGTGGACACCACAAGAGTGGGATCGCAATACCAATACTTCACACTAGCCTTGCCGCTCTTGATGAGGATGTAGTTGTCCTCAAACACAAACTCTGGATCCTTGAACAGGCTGACCGTTCCAAGAAACTTGTTCAACTCGTAGATGGAAAACTTCTTCGGGAAGGTTTCGCTCACACGAGCCTCTGCCACGATGCTCTTTCCTGACTCAACGGTGTTCAGCACATTGCCTTCGTTCACCGTGATGCCAGCATTGATGGCAGAGAAGTTCTTTAGGATGTCAAGAGTCTTCTTTGAAATGGTAATTGAATTAGTCTTCGTAGTCGTCATAATCAAAATCTCGCTTTCCTGCGTTGTAGTCTTCCACATATCGCTTCAGGTGTTCTTTTCCATCGTGACGGCGGCGGCTCTTGTGCTTGCGATCAGCACTCTTTCGCGCCTTCTTTGCGGCAGGGTCACGGCTGTCGTAGTCAAAACGGTCTTCCATTAGAAATCCTGGATGTCTCCAATAAGGTTGCGTAGCCCCTTCTCTATCATGTAGGGAAGAATCTTGCTGCGGGAAGGAGAAAAAGGTTTATTCCATTCGGCTTCAATTTTTTCTTCATAGTCCGTTGGAATACGCAACAAGTCAATTAGTTTAGCGTTTCTGTCCCAATTTGTGGCATACTTTTCAGGAACCTTTCCTGTTGCCGCAAGATGGTCAAGAATCTCTTCAATCCGCTTCTTTGTCACGGGCTTCTGCCGCTTGTCCTCTGCCATGAAGCAGTCATCATCCGAAAGAATGTTCGGCACTCCATCCGACGAATCGCCCTTGATGATGTGTTCAAGCAAGAACTGCTTCGGGTTTTCCACCGTCACGAACTTCTTCAGCATGGGCGAGTATTGTGCCACATTTGGGTGCAACTGCAACTGACCGAAATCCTTGTCGCCGCTGAGGATCAGTACCTTTTCTCGCTGGCAGTATCGCTTTGCAAGGAAAGCAATCACATCATCGGCTTCGCAGCCCTGAACATGAACGCACCGATACGGAAAGTTTGCGGCAACCTCTTCTCGGATGATATTGATGATGTCATAGAACCGCTGCCACTGCTCTTCGTTTTCCTTCCGCTCGGCACGACGCTTGGCTTTGTATAGTGGGAAAAACTGTCGCCTCCATGAGGCTCCACCGTCCTCGCAAATCACAAGTTCTCCGTATTCGCGGAAGAACTTCTTGCGATAGGTTCGGTAGGTGTTCAGCACCATGTGCCGCACTAGGTCTTCGTTCACCCCATCCAAGTTTCGCTGCTGTGCGAAAATGGATGCCATTATCACTTGTGTGTTGTCAACGAGAATCATTAGTTTACCTGTAGCAGCAAGCAGTGCTTGTTGATCCGTCCTGTTGGTTCGGAGTTCTTCGTCTTCACGCCGCTGAGGTAACGAACCGCAGAGGCAAAAGTCTTTCGGCAACCGTCAGCATTCTTCAGGAATTCATCAGGCTTCCGCACAGTCTTTTCAAAAGACTTCGCAGGATCAAATCCAGTCAAGGTGGAACCCTTGACTCCCAAACCACTCTTGGGTTCGGAAGCCACGAATACCGTTGCCTTGTTGTTGTTGGTGTTGAACACGATCAGTCCTTGTGCCCCAATGATAGCCTCTGGCTTCACAGAGTCAACCCCAAACTGCTCGTTTCTGGCGCAGTAGTTCAACTTTTTGATTTGGGATTCCGCACTCTTGGCTTTACGCTTTCGGGGCTTTCGTGAAGCCTTCAAGACTCCTAGCCTGTCGTTCAGCACCGAAACTGCTGAATTCAAATTATCAACCATGTGCTTCAGGCTTGTCTTTTTGAAGTGGGAGTAGCCCTCGCGCAGATCAGGATCAGTGCCGTCCCGTGCAGCGGCTACCTCGTCAAGCAGAGCCTGAATGCGATCACGCACAATAAGAGCAAGTGGACGGTTCAGATCACTCCGATCAATCCACTCCTTTAGGGAATTGTCTACCTTCTTGCCCCCTTGGACAGAAGCCACCACGCGATCAATAACAGGCTCAAGATCACAAAGAACGGCATCAGCCTTCGCAGCAATCCGGTCTTGGACGGTGGGACGGGTTTCTGTGGGAGTGTTGGAACGAGCATTCTTTAGTAGTTCTTCAAGGTGCTTTGAGATCAGTGACTGAAACTTCTCTCCGAGAGGGAAGCCCCGAACAGCCATGCGGCAGTAGGGAGCAACAAATCGGAAATTGCTCTTGTCTGCGCGACCGCAAATTTCGGAATCT